TTATGGGCGAAACTCCATCTTTTTTAGAAGGACTAACTCAATATACTCACGAGGAGATATTAGCAATAGTAAGAGGTTCTGATTGGACACCTGAACAAGAATAAAATAAATTATGGAAAATATACTAAGTGTAGATTTATCGAGTGAAACAAGTCCTGTCGTACAAGAAGTACGAGGACGAGAATATATAGAGTATGGTACTGAGCATTGGAAAAACCTTTACCCTCAGTTCTTAATTGATTTATATTATAATTCTAGTACACACGCAGCTATTATTAATACAACTGCTGAAATGATTGCAGGAGAGGACATAATAGTAGATGAGAATGAAAACCTAGAACAATTTGTTAAACTTAAAAAATTCTTTGCTGAAGCTAATGGTAAAGAAACACTACACGAAGTAATTAAAAAGATTTCATTTGACTTTAAGCTACAGGGTGCATTTGCTTTACACATTATATGGAATAGAGCAAAAACAGAAATAGCTGAGATACACCACGTACCTGTAGAGAGAGTAAGAGCAGCAAAACCTAATGCTATGGGCAAAGTAGATTGCTACTATGTTTGTGCAGATTGGAGTAATACGAGAACTAACAAACCTATGAAGTTAGCTGCTTTCAATACTAAAGATAGAACTAATCCTAGTCAGTTATTATATACAGGTTTATATAGTCCTAATATGGACATTTATCATACTCCTGATTACTTAGCTGCAAATAATTGGGCATTAGTAGATCAAAGAGTTGCTGAGTTTCATCTAAATAACATAAGTAACGGATTTTCAGGCAGTTACATGATTTCTTTTGCTAATGGAGTACCTACACAAGAGGAGAGATTTCAAATTGAGCAAAGTTTAGCAGCAAAGTTTACAGGTGCTAGTAATTCAGGAAAGTTTGTATTAACGTTCTCAGATGATAAAACTAGAACTCCTGAGATAACACCAATTACTGTAAGCAACGCAGATAAGCAATATCTTGCCTTACAGGAACTTTTAGTACAAAATATACTTACAGGTCATAGAGTTACTTCTCCTATGCTTATGGGTATTAAAAACGATACAGGGCTAGGTTCTAATGTTGATGAAATGAACGCAGCTTTTGAAATATATTTAAATACTGTAATAGTACCCTACCAAAAACATATCATAAAAACTTTATCTAAAATATTTGAAGTTAATGGTATTAATATACCTTTTTCGTTTGTACAAGCTAAACCTATTACTACTAAGTTTACTATTGAAGATTTAAAAAGTGTTTTAACTGAAGATGAGATTAGAGAAGAATTTGGATTAAAACCTTTAACTGATGAAGAACTAACGGCAGAAGATGAAGATAACTATAACTTAGAAAAAGTAGGTTCAATAGTTTCTGATGGTAAAGAGTTACCTTTATTTGACAGTATAGAAGAAGCTGAAGCTGAAGCAGAAAGATTAGGTTGTAGTGGACATCATATACATACACAAGATGGTAAAGAATACTTTATGCCTTGTGAAAATCACGATCAATTAATAGATTTAGAAGATTGTGGTTGTAAAAAAGCATTAGATAAAGAGTGTGATTGTGGTAAGAAAGATGGTAAATGCGACAAGAGTTGTTATGGGGATGAAGATATGATAACACCGAACCCTTGTCAATCAGGATATGAACCTATAGGACATAAAATAAAAGATGGTAGGAAAGTACCTAACTGTGTACCTATAAAAGCAAAAACTGAGTTAGATGCTTTCTTAGAAACTGTAGAGGATATACCTGAAGGTTGGGAACTAATAGATGAAGAAGTAGTAGATGGAGAACACGCAGATTTTAACTTTGAAGAAGAACTAAATCAGATAGCTAGTGAGAAAGTAGAGTTAGCTACTACAGGAGTTGCAAGACCTGACAGTAAATCTGAGCAAGATGGTATATCTAAAAAAACATATGACTACTATAGAGTACGTTATGTATATGCAGAAGATAATTTTTTAAGTAGAAAGTCAGGAAAACAAAGAGAATTTTGCAAAAAAATGTTAGAATCAAAAAAATTATATCGTAAGGAAGATATTTCTAGAATGAGTACAAAAAGAGTTAATCCAGGTTGGGGTAAAGGTGGTGCAGATACTTATGATATATTCTTATATAAAGGGGGTGGTAATTGCCATCACTTTTGGCTAAGACAAATATACAGAACAGAACTAGGTATATCTGTAAGTACAAAGATTAAAGATGCAGATTTAGTAGGATATACTAAAGCTAGATCAGAAGGGTTTACTGCTAAGAGAAATGACAAGAGAGTAGCAATAGCACCTAAAAGAATGAAAAATAACGGATTTGTAAAAAAGAGATAATATGGCATACGTACTATTCATATCAGAAGATAAACTAAAAGATTCTACGGCAATCAATATGAATGTAGATGTAGAGTTTTTATTACCTTTTGTAAAACAAGCACAGAAACTTTATGTAGAAACTAAGTTAGGTACAGACCTTAACCAAAAGATTAAAGACCTTATAACGGCAGGAACTATAAATGATCCTGCTAATGCTAATTACAAAACATTACTAGATACTTACATAGGAGATATGCTACCTAATTTTGCGTTATATCACGCAATACCTTTTTTACGTTTTAAGATAGAGAATGGTAACATATATTCTAAGACATCAGAAAATGGAGTAGCTTTAACAACAGAAGAAGCACAACATTTAAGAAGTGAAGTATTAAATACAGGAGAGTATTATATGGAAAGAATGATTGACTATATTAAGAATAACATTAGCTTGTTTCCTGAGTATTCTACAAACTCAGGTGCAGATGTATCTCCTGATAGCAACGCATATTATGCAGGAATGAATTTAGAAAGACCTAAAATGCAGGGAGATAGAATAACACTTAGAGATTTTTTAACACCTGATCTTACATAATGAAGAAAAGATATAAAGTAAAAGAAGTAAATAAGATTAAATTAAAAACATATTTGACAAATGCCAATACAAAAAACAGTACAGGACACACTAGAAGTAGCAGCAGTAAACGGAACAGTCCTAAGTGTAACAACATTTACTAATTTAGAACTAGCACTTAAAATTATACTGTTAGTTGTTTCTATAATTTATACTATAGATAAATGGCACAATCAAAGAAAGAATAATGCCAAAAAAAATTAAATCTTATACAATCATTAAAAAAACTCCTACTAAACGTAAAGGAGTACATTCTAAAAATGCTTCCAAAGGTCAAGTTGGTTTCAAGAAAAAAAGTAGAGGGCAAGGTTAATCTTGTTCTTGAGAGAGAAATATTTACAGATAAATCTATAATAGGTAGGTTGTATCTGAATAAAGAATATGTATGTGATACCTTAGAAAATCCATACATAAACAATGAACGCAATATAAGTTGTATCCCTGAAGGAAAATATGATGTAAGATTGCGTACACCAAGAGAGAGTGCTACAAGAGATTATTTACATCTTATAGTACAGGAAGTACCTGATAGAAGTTATATCCTATTTCATAAAGGTAATAAACCTGAACATACACAAGGTTGTATTCTAGTAGGAACGAATAATGAACAGGACTATGTTAGTAAGTCAGGGTATGCTATGGACTTTTTGATGAGGAGAATACTTAATTTAGGTGGCGAGAATATTAAATTATTAATAAAAAATAAATAAAATGAAAGAATATTTAATAATGACAATGTTAAAATCAAAGAAAGTATGGTACACAATAGCAGCTATTGTAGTACCTTTTGTAGCAAGATCATTAGGTGTAGATGAAGTTCATGTTAGCGAAATATTTTGGGCTTTATTAGCACTACTTGGAGTAACAGGTTTACAGGACTTCGGTAAAGATGCGAAGTAATAGATACAGATTAAAACCACACGAGATACAAGTCATTCAAAAATTGCGAGAGCAAGAAGTAAGTAACGTATTAGTAATTGGAGATTTGCACGAACCTTTTTGTCTTGACTCGTATCTTGATTGGTGTATAGAACAATACCACACCTATAATTGCACGGAGATAGTGTTTATAGGCGATATAATAGACAATCACTACTCAAGTTACCATGAGACCTCAGCAGATGGAATGGGTGGCTTAGATGAGCTAGAATTAGCTATTAAGAGAATCTCTAGATGGTATAATGCTTTTCCTAAAGCAACTGTAATAATAGGAAACCACGATAGGATCATTATGCGTAAAGCACAGACAAGTGCAATACCAAGCAAATGGATTAAATCATATAAAGAAGTATTAGAAGTACCTGATTGGAACTTTGTAGAAAGATACGAACTAAATGGAGTTCAGTATATACACGGAGAAGGTGGTACTGCAAGAACAAAGTGTAGAGCAGATATGATGAACACAGTACAAGGACATCTACACACACAGGCATATTGCGAACACTATGTAGGAAAAAACTTTAGAGTATTTGGAATGCAAGTAGGATGTGGTATAAATCACAAATCCTATGCTATGGCTTATGCTAAATATGGAAAGCGACCTGCCGTAGGTTGTGCAGTTATTCTTAATAATGGTCAAACTCCATTAAACCTCTTAATGCCTTTATAATCATATATTAACATCTTAATTGTTAATAACTTTTTTAATTACTTAGTTAATTACCAAGTTAATTTGTATATTTGTATCATAAATTTTAAAAACTATTATGAAAACAAATTATAAAGTAATTAACAGACAAACAAGAAACGAGTATATACTTAATGCTAAAGAAGTTGTAGAGTTTTTTAAACATCAACACATTAGAGATTATGCAGTTTCTGTAATACCTAATTCAACATATACATTTTTAAAGACATTATTAGCTAGTGCATTAGCAGTAGCTTTTGTAGTGTGTATGACAAAAGTTATTATGTTATGGATTTAAATTACGAAGATTGGTTAAAAGGAACTTACGAACATTGTATTGATCCTACATTAGATATATACGTTGATGAAGATACAAGATGTGTAATATGTGGAGATTTTAATAAATGTGATTGTGAAGAAAAATGGAGTAAAAAAAGTTTCTGCTGCGAAGCAGATATGGATGCAGATAAAATCTGTAGTGAATGTGGAGAGCATTGTTTAAGTGCTTGGGAATATGATAATAAATAATTAAATAAATAAATATGAAAAATAGTAAAGTAGTAAACGTACAAGGTTCAGGGATGTTTAAAGAACTATATGTATTTGAAGTAGAATTAGACAACGGAGATATAGGTAAAATATATCGTAAGTCAAATGATTCTAAATTAAGTGTAGGACAAGATATTTCTTACACTATAAACGACAAGGGAAGTATTAAGATTGTAACAGATTATCAAAAGAATAATCAAAGTCAATCAACTCCTAAACAAGATAATGTGCAGAAATTTATTGTAAGACAGTCAAGTATAACTCGTGGAATAGAATTTATGAATCTTATGAATCTTATAAATCCTTCTAAATTTACTAGAAAAGAAATAAGACAAATAATATTAGAAGAAGCAGAAGTTTTTGAAAAATGGGTAATGCGTTCTGATTTGCAATATAAAGTAGATATGATAAAAAAATCTTTTGATGCAGAAGTAAAAAATGATGATATACCATTTTCAGATTTACCATTCTAATATGACAGATAGAGAAAAATTTGAAACCATTTGCGACCTTACTACACAGATAGTAGGGTTGCAACAAGGTTCATTAGCTTATAAAACTAGAAAGCAAGAAGTGTTAGTGCCTAGAATGGTTGCGACAGTAATAGGTATAATGACTAAAGATATACACCCTACTATTATTGCAGAAATAATTAAAAAGGATCGTACTTCTGTATTACATTATATGAATTGTCATAAATCTAACTATGCTAGTTTTCCTTTTTATAGAAATACTTTTAATAAAGTTTACAATGCTTTTACTGAAGCTGAAAAGATAAAAGTAGTATTAAGTAGTAGGGATGAGATATGTAGATTATTAATAGATTCAGGTATAAAGATTTCTGCTAAACCACAAGTAAAAATTAAGATAACAAGTGGCAAGGCAAATTATACCTTACCAACTACCTATTTGGATTTTTCAAAAAATATTGATATAATTAAGCAGTCATTAACTGAAGTAGATTACTCTACAGATATTATAACATTATGAACGAAAAACCAAATTACTACGCAATAATACCTGCTAACGTAAGGTATTCAGATTTAAAACCTAATGCTAAATTATTATATGGAGAAATAACTGCACTTAGTAATAAGCACGGATATTGCTTTGCTTCAAATAATTACTTTGCTAATTTATATAATGTAAATAAAAATACTATTAGTTCTTGGATTACTGATTTAAAAAATAAAGGTTTTATTGTAGTTACAATAGAACGAGATTTAAGGAACGTAATCACGAAAAGATGTATAGGTATACTGAAAAAGATGGATACCCCTATACACGAAATCACGGAGTATAATAATACAAGTATTAATATTACAAGTAATAATATATCTATAGAGCAATTTGAAAATCATGTTATGTACTTTGATTATCCTAATGAAATGAAACAAGATTTTATAGATTATTGGACAGAAAAAAGTTCTGACCATATTAACGCAAAAATGCGTTTCCAAAAACAATCTACTTTTGATGTGAAAAGGCGACTTGCTCGTTGGGCAAAAAATTCTCAGAAATGGGATGCACCTAAAAAAACAGGTACTTCTAAATTAGATGCACAGATAGATGAATGGCAAAAAGCAAAGAACTTATTATGATAAAAGAATACAAGCAAATGATCTACTTAAAAAACCTATATAAAAAAAATACTATAGATTTGGATAACTATTTTAAGTATAGTGGTAAGTTAGAAATAGGTAAAAGATTTAAAGAACCAAAAAAAGATTATGTATATGTACATAGGAGATTGATTAAAAATGATATGTCTAAATATAAATTTAAGAAATGAAAAAAAATAAATTTTTAAATAGTGTTATTGATTTATTAGATATTATGACTAATGAATTAAAAGAAAAAGAAGAAAAATGTGCAGATGGTAGGATGTTAATTAGAATTGGACATAGAATTTCTGCTATACATAAAGTTAAACATTATATAAAACAAAGAATTAAAAACGAAGATATACCTGAAGTTATTAGAAAAAAAACAAATGTAGATTTTTTATATAATTTAAAATCAAAAGATTAAATGAAAACATTACAAGAAGAAAACATAAAAGAACTAACAGAAAAGACATTAGACCTAATTGCCAAGACATCAGTAGAGTTAGGACATAGGGCAGATGCTAAAACTATGGCATCTCTTGCAAAGATATTAGCTGAAGATTTACAAAAAGAGAATAGATTTAGAAGGATGTATTTTAATCAAATAAAAGATTCTTTTTATCAGGGGGTAAGGTTTTGCGACTTTGAACCTTTTCTTAATATAAGAACTTTTTACAGATGGATTATTGCTCATAAGAAAATAGTAAATGATGCTTACTATCAAGTACATACATTAAATAAAAAACCTGAAGAAGTACCATTTTATCAAGAACCTAAAAAACTATTAAAATGAAAACTATAACTATTACACAAGATGAAATTAAAACTGCAACTGATGCAATTAAATGGCATCTTAAAAACTATGGACATATAACAAGTTGGGAAGCTATAAAAGAATATGGTGCTACAAGATTAGCAGATATTATATATAAATTAAAGAAACAAGGTTACAATATACATACTACTGAAATAGCAAAAACTACTAGATTCGGTAGAAAAACAACTATAGCTAAGTATCTTTACTTTAAACCGAAACCACAATACGAACAAAAATTAATATGGGGGTAAAAAAACCTGTAAGCAAATTAAAGAAAGAGTTAGATAGTTGGTTCTCTAAATATATAAGATTAAGAGAAGCTACAGATACTGGTGCAGCCCAATGCTTTACTTGTGGTAAGGTTGCACATTATAAATCAGGTATGCAATGTGGTCATTTTCAATCTCGTAGGCATCATAATACAAGATGGAATGAACAAAATTGTCAAGTACAATGTGTTAAATGTAATATGTTTGGTCAGGGAGAGCAGTATAAGTTCGGCATGTATTTAGATGCTAAGTATGGATTAGGTACTGCTGAAGAATTAGAATATCTGTCAAAGCTAAATGTAAAAATGACTAGGATAGATTATGTAGAAAAGATAAGTTATTACAAAGGGCTTGTTAATAAAATAAAAAAGGAAAAGAATATAGAGTAATTAATTTTCTATATTTGGAATATGACAAAACCAATATTTGCAAATACTACACATCAAATAGTTGTTAATGATTATTTGAACTTAATGTTATCTTTTGTCAAAGAGATTTCTTCTGAAACTAGATACAATAATTTTAAGGAAGTATTACAAGTTATAATAGAATATCATAATAGTTATGGCAAAGATGTAGATGCAGGTAATTGGGATGATTGGCTAACACTTATACCTTCGCATACTTCAGTAATGGTAAACGGATATTTTGCAGGTATACAAACAAAAAGAAATTTAGAAGCTATAAGAGCATACAAGCTATTGTTAGACAATGCTTTAGAAATGGTTGTAAGAGATTTAAGAGATATAAAAAATAATAATGAATAAAGTATATCAGGCAGTAGCAGATTGTAGAGAAACATTTGTAGAAATGTCTTACACCTACTCGCAAGATATAAACGAAATAGAAGAAGCAGTACAAGAATTAATGTTATACTTTATGCAGATGAACCCTGCAATATTAAAAGATATATATAATAAAGATGGCAAGAAAGGATTAATAAGATATGGTGCAGTAGTATTAAGAAGAAGCTATACATCAGTAAGAAGTCCTTTTTATTATAAATACAATAAATACTATACTAACTTAGATGCACAGGCAAGTAGTATAACATACGACATAACAGAAACAGGAGAAATGTCAAACGAGAAACATCTATACAATATACCTAATCCTGAAGAATACCAACAATGGCAAAAGCTAGAACAAATAGACAAAGCATTAGAAGATGTATATTGGTATGATCGGGATGTATTTAAGTTGTACTACTACGAGGGTAACACATTAACAGGACTAGCAAAGAAAACAGGCATAAGTAGAAATAGCTTGTTTACGACTATAGACAAAGTAAGAGAATATCTAAAAGAAAAATTAGATGATTAATATTACAAACGAAGATAACATGGAGTTAATGTCAAGATATGAGGATAAACATTTCGACTTAGCAATAGTTGATCCTCCTTATGGAATTGATGTAACAAAAATGACTTTGGGAAATGGTAAAAAAAAAATAAATAGAGGCACAACAAATTGGGATAGTTCTACACCATCTCAAAAATACTGGAATAATTTATTTAGAGTAAGTAAAAATCAAATAGTTTGGGGAGCTAATTATATGACTGAATATTTACCACCAAGTATGGGATGGATTTATTGGGATAAAGGAACTGGAGCAAATGATTTTTCTGATGGTGAACTTGCATTTACATCTTTTAATAGAGCTTTAAGAAGTTATAAAATATCTTGGGTTGGAGCAAATGCAAATAATGGAACTCCAAGAATACATCCAACTGAAAAACCAATTAGGCTTTATGAATGGATATTAATGAATTATGCAAAGGAAGGAGATAAGATTTTAGACACACATCTTGGAAGTGGTAGTATTGCAATAGCTTGTCATAATTTAGGTTACGACCTTACTGCTTGTGAACTTGACAAAGAATATTATAATGCAGCTATAAAAAGATTAAATGAACATACTGCACAATTAAGAATAATATGAGTAACTTTTTTGTAAAAAACGAGGTATATGAAGAACGCATAGAAATATGTAGAGGTTGTGTGTATTATAAAAAGTTACTAGGAAATTGTTCAATTTGTGGTTGTTTTATGAAAATTAAGTCAAGAATTTCCGTAATGGAGTGTCCAAAAAAATATTGGACTGCATCAAATAAAATAGAAAGTCCTGATATTATACCTGAAGAATTAATAGAAGAATGTCTTTTGATTTGGGATGATATAAAGACAGGAGTAGCAAAGAATGTAACAGTTAAAAAGAAAATGGTTGAACTGTATAACACAATATATGGTACTAGATACAAACCTAATAGTAATTGTGGTACTTGTCTAAACAACTGTTTTCAAGGAATTAAACAAATAAAAGAAAAATATGGATAAAAGAATACCTGACTATTATATAGGAAAATATTATAAATACGAAGCTAGAAAAGTAATAGCAGATTGGGAGTTAAGTTACAACGTAGGTAATTCAGTTACTTATCTTTTAAGATGTGGTAAGAAAACAGAAAAAGGAATGAGTAATATAGATAAACATATTGAAGATGTAAATAAAGCTATACATCATTTGGAATTTGAATTAGAAGAATTAAAGAAAAAGAAATTAAGTAAAATTAGATTAAATCATATTTAAAGGAGAGTAGGCATATTGCCAATATAATAATATTAAATGTTTTTTGCTCTCCTTTATTTTAAAACAAAAAAACTATGTTAAACTATATATGTAATGCTTGTGGTAACACAAAACAATTAGCTAAAGCTACCTTAGAAGTAATAGATGGTAAAGTTAGAACTAGAGAAGCACAATGCAAATGTGGAGAATATATGCAAGAAGAATCTAAAGAGTTTGGGGGTTTTCCAAATATAAGAAGAACAGAACCATCATTAAGTAAAAGACAAGATAGAATGTGGAAAGAAACTAAAGAGAAATTTACAAGCTAATGAAATTTGTAATTCACGATAAAAAAGATAAGATGCAATTAGTAAACTATTTAAAAGATATGGAAAGTCCATATACTGTAGAGGTTAAGAAACACAGAAACACAAGATCAAACGTACAGAACAATTACTATTGGAAGTGTATAGTGCAAGTATTAGCTGAGGAGTTAGGATTTTTTAATGATGAAATGCATGATGCATTAAAGGTTAAGTTTAGTTCTGAATGGCAAATGATACAGTATAAAGATAAAACTATTCCTATGCACAATATAACAAGTACAACTAACATGAATACTAAAGCATTTGAAAATTATTGTGAACAAATAAGAATATGGGCATTATCTGATTTAGGGATAAGATTAATGCTGCCAAATGAATACCAATAATTTCTATTATATACTATGGACAAACGAACAGAACGAACACAAACTAACAAAGAAAAATTATTAGATGCTTTAGAGTTATCACTAGGAATAGTTACTGAAGCTTGTGTTAAGTGTGGTCTTAGTAGAACCCAACATTATAAGTGGTATAATGAAGATGAAGAATATCGTAAAGCAGTAGATAGTATAGATAATAAATTTATTGACTTTGCAGAAAGCCATTTAAAAAAACAAATAGAGAATGGCAGTACACAAGCTACTACATTCTTTCTAAGGACAAGAGGTCGTAAGAGAGGTTATAATGAGAAGCAAGAGATAGATTTAACATCAGGTAATGAACCTATCAAAATAAATATAAATCTTGGAGATAAATCCTGAATTTACAAGCACACAAAAACAAGCACTTAAATACTTATTTGATAACAAGACAAAAGAAGTATTATTTGGAGGTGCAGCAGGTGGTGGTAAATCTTGGGTAGGTGTAAGCTATTTAATTCTTATGTGCTTACAATACAAAGGCACAAGATACTTAATGGGTAGGTCTAAGTTAGATGCACTAAAGAAAACAACACTAAATACTTTCTTTGAAGTATGTAATGCTTGGAACTTAAAATCAGGAGAACACTATACCTTTAATGGCTCTAGTAATATAATTAGCTTTTACAATAAAAGCGAGATAATACTAAAAGACCTATTCTTATATCCTTCAGACAGAAACTTTGATAGTTTAGGTTCATTAGAGATTACAGGTGCTTTTATAGATGAAGCAAACCAAATAACTGAAAAGGCAAAAAACGTAGTAGCTTCAAGATTAAGATATAAATTAGATGAAAACAATCTAATACCTAAATTACTAATGACTTGCAACCCTGCAAAGAATTGGGTATATACTGAATACTACAGACCTGCTAAAGACAACACAATAAAACCTTACAGGAGATTTATACAATCATTAGTAAAAGACAATCAGTATATATCACAACATTATGAGAAGCAATTATTTGAATTAGATGAACTAAGCAAACAACGACTACTTTATGGTAATTGGGAATATGATGCTACTGATGATAGCTTAATAGATTACAATGCTATAGTAAGTTTATTTAATCAACAAGGACAAGATGGAGAAAAGTATATAACTTGTGATGTAGCACGTTTTGGTAACGATAGAACAGTTATTATGCTTTGGAAAGGGTTGCATACTATAGAGATACAAACTTTGCTTAAATCATCTGTAAATGAGGTTGTAGAGCAAATTAAGAAATTACAACAAAAATATCAGGTCAATTTAAGAAACATAATAGTTGATGAAGATGGCGTAGGTGGTGGTGTAAAAGATTATCTTAGATGTCAGGGCTTTGTAAATAATTCAAGACCAATAAAAGGAGAGAACTATCAAAACCTTAAAACACAATGTTATTATAAGTTAGCCGACTTAATAAATAAATCACAAATAGGTATAAGCTGCACAGATGTAAATATTAAGAGTTATATAATTGAGGAGTTAGAGCAGGTAAGAACTAAAGATGCAGACAAAGACAATAAACTACAGATACTTTCTAAAGACAATGTAAAAGCTATACTAGGTCGTTCTCCTGATTATTCAGATGCTTTAGCTATGCGTATGTATTATGAAATAGATAGTAACTATGGCAAGTATTATGTACAATAAAAAAAAGATGTAACTCTAGGAATCACATCTTTTAAAAACAAAAACCTTAAGAAAACGCAGCAAACATAACGATTTTAAACTAAATAACAAATAATTCTATTATATATTATGCAAGTAAACATTAAGAAGGATGGTAAGAAAAATACTTACAATCTAATTAACAGTTGGGATGATGTAACACTTGAAAAATGGGCTAAACTTATTGATAGTAATAATAAGTCAAAGACCAAAGAAGCATTAGATACGATAACTATGTTATCAGACATACCGAGAAAACTTGTAAAAGAGTTGAGTATAAATGATGTATCTAATATTCTAAATAAAATAGCTGAGTTGCAAAACAAAGCTAAGAGCAGGTTTAAGAAGGTAATAAAAGTAGATGGAGTAGAGTATGGTTTCCATCCTGATTTATCTGAGATAACACTTGGAGAATATGCAGATATAGAAACCTACATACAAGCAGGGATAGAGAATAACTTAGCTAAGATGATGGCAGTTCTTTATAGACCAATAGTAGAGAGAAATGGTAAATACTATACTATAAAGAGATATGATGGAAGCGAGGTTAGAATGAGGGCAGAAAAGTTTAAGAAGATGAAAGCAGTAGATGTAAATAGTTGCTTGGTTTTTTTTTGGACTTTAGGCAACGAACTATCAACGATTTTGCCGTTGTATTTGATGGAACGGATCAGGGAAGTGAAACAATCACTACAGATGAAAAGTTCGCACAAAAATGGGGATGGTTTGGAGTAATGTATAGATTGACAAATGGAGATATAAGTAAATTAGGTGCTATAACAAATATGAACTTATACGAATGTTTAACTTGGCTAACTTATGAAGTTGATTTAAACGAAACTAAAAAAGTTAAAAGATGACACATTTTAAGAATTATAATAACACAATAGATACTCTAAAGCAGTTAGGTAACAATCACTATCAAATCAAAACTGTTACAACAGGAGATATATTTGAAATTGACTTAGAGAAGAATACTTTATATCCATTAATGCACATAAACCCTATCAATGCAGTAGCACAAAATAATCAAATGACTTTAAGTTTTCAAATATTTGTTATGGACATAGTTTTTCCTGATGAAAGTAATGAACAAGAAGTATTATCAGATTGTTTAAGTATCTGTAATGACTTAATCGGTACACTAAAGAATGGAGAGAGTTTATATTTGTCTAATGCAGATCAGGGAGAAAGTCCTGCATACTTTACAGAAGGAGATATTACAATAGAGCCGTTTACAGAAAGATTTGACAATTCAGTAAGTGGATGGGTGTTTACGTTACCAATAATAATTGAGAATGACTATAACACTTGTATAGCACCACAACAAACAGTATATGCAGGTAAATAATGTTTAAGATAAAAATAGGAAAATTAACAATACAACTAATACCACCGAAGATTACTTATGAACTATGAAGATATATTAGAGAAGCTAGAAGAAATTAGTATAGGACTAGAAAGCTATAATGACTATCCTGAAAGTGCTAGTAACAATGCAAAGAGAGCAATAGAATGGAAAGAAAAAAATGGTAGTGATTGTGGTACTAGAGTAGGATGGACTAGAGCAGGACAATTAGCAAGAAAAGAAAATATTAGTAGAGACACTATAGCAAGAATGGCTAGTTTTAAAAGACATCAACAAAATAAAGATGTACCATATTCAGAAGGATGTGGTGGTTTAATGTGGGATGCTTGGGGTGGTACTTCAGGTATAGAATGGGCAATAAATAAATTAAAAAAAATAGATAATAAATAATATGGCAGATTTAACAACAACAGTAACAGAAAGTGTTACATTAAATGGTGCAGTAAGAGGCACGACTAATACAGTAACAACAACTGGTATAAATAACGTATATGAAAGAATAGTAACTTGTACTTCAGCACAAACTACACACTTAGCAACTTTTGATTCTAACTCTTATGGTTCAGCAGTACAGATAGATAAAGAGGATGTTAGATATATTAGAGTAACTAATTTAGATCAAACTAACTCATTAGAACTAGCAGTAGTTGGTGCAGCTACTAATTACCAAGTATTACTTAATGCAGGTCAATCTCATATACTTTGTGCAGCAGATGATGTAATGTTAGCAGAAGAAGGTACTACACCTAGCTTTGGTACTATGTCTGATTTAAGAAGCTTACAAGTAAATCCTTCGGCAGACTTAGATGTAGAAATATTTGTAGCTAGTGTATAATGGAAGCATTAGAACGATACTTAAATAGTTTCGGTAAAAGTGTTATAAAACAAGCTAGAAGTAATTTAACTAGAAAGAAAAAGAATGTTAGTAAAGAATTATATAACTCCTTAGAGTTTAAAGTTGTAAAAACTACAGAAGGTTTTAGTGTGCAATTCTTTATGGCAGATTATGGTACTTTTGTAGACAAAGGAGTATCAGGTACTAAAAAGATAAATGAATACACTACTTATGATGGCAGGAAAGTTGAAAGTCCATATAAATACAGGGGTAAAAGACCACCTATGAAAGCATTTGATAAATGGATAATACGTAGAGGTATAGCACCTAGAGATGAGCAGGGTAAGTTTATTTCACGAAAAAGTTTACAGTATCTAATAGCTAATAAAATATACACACAAGGAATACAAGGTATTAGTTTTTTTCAAAGACCATTACAATTAGGATTAAAGGATTTTTACAACGAAGTAGGTAACGCAATAAAAGAAGATATAATAAACACGATATAAGATGGCATTAACAATAGAACAAAAACCATTATACAAAACCTTACCAGTTGGTCAGGATATAATATTTACAGTAAAAGATGATACTATAGTAGCTAGTAATTATAATGTAAAATTTGTAGCTTATGTATATGTAAATGACAGTAGTACTAACTTAAATGATATATCAAATAGAGTAGCCGTATTAAAAACAACTCCAAATAATGCAGGAGTAGGTATATTCTCTATGCAGCCTATTTTAGAAAGCTTTGTAAAGCCTGATAATAAAGGAACTGATTTTGGTAATACTAGTACATATAAAACAGTAAGCTATTCAGATAGTACACCACACCCTATACACTTAATTGATAAGTTTGCCACATCTGATAATGTAGCTAGATATTTTCAAGTAGAGTTTTTATTAGAATACTCTACAACACTAACAGGGGTGGTAACTATAGATACAACAAATTCAGTATTATCAGAACCATACTTATTTTATAATGGTTACTTACAATATGATGATGTATTAAATCAAATAGGTGCAGATTATGGTTATCAGTTGTCTGACTTTAATTATGTAATGAATGATACTGATGCTAAATTTTTAAGTAATGCACCTACTACACAATATGCAAGATTAACAGATTATGGTACTTTGCCTTTCTTTAATTTTTTATCTACAGGAGATTATTCATTTCAGGTAGGAGATGATACTGCTACTAACTATAGAGTTAATTATTTTAATATAAAACTATATGATAGTTCTAATACATTGTTAGCTACTATAACTTCTTTTGCTAATTGGACAAATGGTGCTTTTACAAACGCAAATAACTTAGCACGTACTAGAATAAATTACTTAGGTGCTTTTCCTGCCAACTTAGATGGTTGGAGTGCTAGTTGGGATGCACATAAAGCAAATACATCTTATTATACAATACAAGCTTTTGATGACCAAAATATAGCTATAAGTCAATTATATACTATAAACATAATAACAGATGACTGTAAAGGATTTGAAGGTATTAGATTAACTTGGTTAAATCCTCACGGAACTTGGGATTACTATACGTTTACTAAAAAGTCAGTAAGGTCTTTACAAACTAATAAAACATCATATACACAATTAGATGGTACTTGGAATGAAAGCACATATAAAATAGATGGCTTTAGAGGTGGTAAGAAAAACTTTAGAGTAAACAGTAAAGAAATAATCCGTTTAAATACTGACTACTTAGTAGATGCAGATGCAGTATGGTTTGAGGACTTAATAAATAGTCCTGAAGTATATATGTTAAATGGTTATTCAGATTCAGATACAAGTGGTATGATAAATAAATATGTAGAGCCTGTTACTGTTACTACTTCTAGCTATACTAGAAAAACAAAGGCTAATGATAAGTTAATTCAATATACTTTTGAGTTAGAAAAAACTAAGAATAAAAGAATACAATCTGCATAATGAGTGTACAACTAATATTATACCCACAGGATTATCAGGGAGTTTACCAATATAACTCTAGTGTAATTAATACAAACCTAGTAGCAGATGGTGTAGGCTTTAACACTATACAAAATCACACAGGATATAGCTCTACTACTAGTAATCCAGCTTTTGATGCAGTAACTAATGATGCACCAATAACTAACTGGAAAAAATTTAGGTCTTTTGGTGGTACTTCTTATGCAGATGTAGATTTTCCAATTAAGATAGGTACGATAGCACCTAAATTAAGATTTAGAGCAGCATCAGGAGGTGTAAATTCTAGTAGTGGTGTATATCAAAGAATAGATAACTTAGTAATAGGTGCAACCTATCAACTTAAATTTAGAATAACAAATGCTGCTTCAGGTGGTTTTTTATTTATAGGTAATGATAGTTATGGTAACAATTTAGGAGGTGGTGGTGCTACTGCTATATCCACATCTACTACAGGATATAAAACATTTGACTTTACGGCAGTAAACTCATCAGAAGTATTAATATTAGATTACCAAAATGATGGTGCAGATTATATAGATGTAAGAAGGATAAGTATTAGGGGTGCAGGTGCTACACCACCTTTAGTATTTACTGACTTAGCAGATGGTCAAGTAATATGCGACTTATACCAAGATGAAGATATACCATTAAGCTTATCTATTGACAACTTTAAAAATGCAGCCGAAAAAACACAAAGCTACTCTAAGGACTTTAACTTACCTGCTACTAAAAGAAACAATAAAATATTTACACAAATATTTGAAATAACGAACTCTACACAAATAGATGGAGTATTAGCACAAAATACATTCAATCCTTATGTACAAACTAAGTGCGTATTAAAACAAGATGGCTATATTTTATTTGAAGGGTTTTTAAGGCTTATAGATATAGTAAACAAAGAAGGAGAGATTAGCTATAATGTTAATTTATATTCAGAAACTATAGCATTAAAAGATGTGCTAGAAAATAAGAAATTATCTGATTTAGATTTAGATGAACTAGAACACGATTATAACAAAACAAATATAAAGGCAAGTTGGGAAACAACAGGGCTTCCTTTAACCAATTCTTTACCTGTAAATTCATTTGCTTACAAATCTTCTTTAGGTGCAAACAATACAGATGTATTAAAATACCCTTTTGTTGATTGGACAGGTAATATTAGTTTAACTGCTCCTTCAGGAACTAATGCAGTAGATGGGCAGCCTGTATTAAATAGATTAGAAGATGCTTTTAGACCTTTTATAAACTGTAGATATTTATTTAGAAAAATAATGAATGATGCAGGATTTACTTATTCATCTGATTTTTTAGATGGCTCAAACCTAAGCACAGGAGATGTAGATTTTACTAAGCTTTATATGGACTTTAATTTTACAGGAGAAGTTCCTAGTGAAACAAAACAAGGTGTATATAATAGATTCGGACAATCTTTACCTGATTATCTTTCGGCTACAACTTTTAAAAATGTAAACTTATCATACAACGAATATTCAGATGAGATGGGTTGGGATGATGTTAATTATAAGTTTGTAGGACAATCAGATAATTCAGGTTATAAAATAGAGTATAGTGTAAGATTTACTTGTATAACAAATGATACCTTAACCTTTAGGGGAGTAAAAAAAGATAGTGGAGGTAATATTACAGATGTATATAATTTAACATCAACTGCATATACTACTACAGTTTACGTAGTAGAATCAGGTGTTATATTTACTACTTTAGATACTAACGAAACATTTGAACTTCAATTTAGAAGTACAACGGCAGGAACTTTTAAACAGTATAATAGTACAGTAGCACCATTCCCTAGTACAGTAGATGTAACTGTAGGATTAACAACTGTAATAGATTCTACTTTGCTTAATTCAAAGCGAGGCGAGATAGGACAATGGGAGTACGTTAAATCGTTTTTTACAATGTTTAACTTAGTTTCTATGCCTGATCCTAATAATACACGAAATATACGTATAGAGCCGTATAATAAGATATTTTTTGAAGATACGACAGGGCTAAGTTTAGCAGATAGAAATATAAAACACGATTGGACAGATAGAGTAGATGCTACTGAAATAAAATTAACACCTTTAGAATTAAAGAAAAAAACAATATTCAAATATGAAGAAGATAATGAAGATTATCCTTTCACTTTGTATAAAAATGGTACTGGTGGCTCTTTATATGGTTCTAAAATATTCAATTCTCATCTTTTATTTGGCTTTACATTACTTACTGGAGAAGAAGAAATAACTGCTTCTCCTTTTGCAGCTACAGTTGTAAAACCATTATTTGATAGATTCCCTGACTTTATAGTACCTGCAATATTTTCATCTAATGATACTCAAAGTGCTTTTGAAGGATTTGATAATGCACCTAGAATATTATTTGATAATGGTAAGAAGCTATCGGCTAATTCTTATTATATACCTGCACAAAATGGGCTATCTAGTGAGAATCAAACCTATTTTGGACAGTTTACTCATTTATCAGAAGTAAGTCCTACTACTGTAGATACAAGCGACTTAAATTTTGAATCATCACAATTAATAAATCCTGTAGGAAGTCCTTTTATACCTGTAAATAACTTATTCAATATATATTGGCAGCCTTACTATAATGAGTTATACAATGCAGATACTAGAGTTATGACAATTAAGGTAAATCTAAGTCCTGCTGACATTAATACATTTCAGTTTAATGAAAAAGTAATGATAAAAAACAGATTATATAGAGTAAATAAAATTGATTACAAACCTAGAGATTTATCAACTGTAGAATTTATATTAATACCATAATGGAATACAAAAAAGGATTTAAAATAAAACCAAAATATGTTACTAGTATAGGTAACGTAATATTTACTGATGGTACAAATGATGTAGAGCCAAATCAACTAACTTGTGAAGCTTATGGATATACTTATAATGAAGCTACAGGAACTTGTACTGCTTTTGATTATAATACTAAAATAACCAATACATCAGACAATATTTATAATATAGTAAACGGAGAACTTAACACAACAAACATAGGAACTGAAAATACATCTATATTAGGTACTAATAATACATCTAGTGGTAATAATCTTAATGTATTTATATCAGGTAAGAATCATTTAGTAGATAATGGATTAAATGACTCTGCAATTATAGGGGGTTCATTTGCACAAGCTAGAAATCAGGGAGAAGTGGTTATGGGTGGTGGTGGTTTCGGTACTACCTTAAGTTTAGCACAAGTATCTTATGTACAACAATCAGGAAACACAGAAGATGATACTGAAACTGCTTTACTAACTCAATATTTACCTACTACATATATACAAAAAGTAGCTAATTGTATTATGGGTTTTGAGGCTCATGTTATTGGAGTTAATACAGGTGTAGGTGTTGGTACGGCAGGAGAATATGGCTATTTTAAACTTACAGGAGGTGTAGAATTTAGTAATGGATTGGCTTCTACTTACCATGTAGATGTTCATGCAGTAGTGCCACATGGGCATAGTGGATTAAATCTAACTGGTACTGTAAAGGATGTTACGGCAACATCTTTCGGTGTTTATGTAACAGGAATAGCAGAAACATATATACAATGGACTGCCGAAGTAAAACTATGGCAAAATAAAATAACACAAACAATATAATTATGGCAGACAAGACATTAGAAATGGAAGTTAAGTCAAATGTTGGCAAAGTTGCAGAAGATACAGAAAAATTAGGTAAAGCAACGAAAGAAGCACAGTCAGGTATAAAAAAACTATCTGCAAGTTTTGGTACATTAGCTAAAGCGACAGGTATAGTATTTTTATTAAACAAAGCATTTGAAGTATTCCAAGAAGTATTCAGACAAAACCAAAAAGTAGTAGATATATTTAATACTGCATTTGAAGTTTTAAGTATAGCTTTTAATGATTTCTTTAAATTCTTAGAAAGTAATATAAATACTGTTTCAGGTTTTATGGATAAAATATTCGGTAATGAAGTAGTACAAAATGTAATAGATTTCGGAAGGACTTTAAGTATAGAAGTAATTACTAGAATAAAAAACTTAGTACAAGGTATTGGTGGTTTAGGATCGGCTTTAGTTAAGTTATTTAAAAAAGATTTTGCAGGTGCAAGTGAAACTGCTAAAGCAGCAGTAAAAGACCTTACAGAAGTTGTAACAGGTAACGTAGTAGAAACTGTAGAAATGGAAAAAGCTATTACTAAGGTTACTGATAAAATAAAAGATTATGCTAAGTCTACAATAGAAGGTGCAAAAACATTAGTAGGATTAAGAAAAGAAAGTGAGTTAGCAGCAGTTAAGGTACAAGGACTTATAGAGGAGTACGATAGACAAGCAGAAAAACTAAGACAGGTTAGAGATGATGAAACTAAGACATTTGAAGAAAGAATAGCAGCTAACGAAGAATTAGGTAGGGTTCTTAAAGAGCAAGAAGAAGAAATGCTAAAACTAATTGATATTAGAATTAAGGAAGCTGAATTAGATGTAGAAAAAAATAATAGTGTTGAAAATCAAATTAAATTACAAGAAGCATTAAATGAAAAGAAAGCAGTAGAAGCACAAATTACAGGTTTTCAATCTGAGCAGTTAGTAAACCAAGTATCATTACAAAAAGAACAGACACAATTAGCTTTAGAAAACACAGAAGCACAACTACAAGCATATAGCGACCTAGCAGGTGCATTAAGTAGTTTAGCAGGAGAAAATAAAGCACTAGCAGTAGCACAAGCAATTATAGATACTTATGCAGGTGCTAACAAGGCATTTGCACAAGGTGGTGTAACAGGTTTTGTAAGTGGTGCAGCTATTATAGCTTCAGGATTAGCTAATGTTAGAAAAATATTAAATACAGATGTAGGAAGTGGTGGTGGAGGTGGTGGCTCAGTACCATCAGAAACAGGAACTCCTGCACCTGAGATGTTAAGTGGTGCGTTTACGTTAGGTGGTACACCTGAACCACAACCTGTACAGGCATACGTTGTAACAGATGATATGACTAACAACCAAAACAAGTTAGCTAATATCCGTAGAAGGGCTACTATTTAAAAATCAAATAAATTAATAAATAATCTATTATATACTAAAAGATAAAGAAAATGAATAATATAAATCCATTAGGTAAAACTTATAAAGAATATCAAGAAGAATTAGAAAAGGTAAATTTAGAAAAATCTTATAAAGTAGAATTAGGATTAGCACAAGATTTAGAAAAAGCATTTAAAAAAAGTGATTCATTAGTAAAAAAATCTAAAAAACTTGTAGATAAAATGGAAAAACTTTTTAAATCTTATAATGACCAAAATCAAAAGTTAATTACTGAAAGAGATGGAGTAGAACAACAATTAGCTAGAAATGAAAGATTAATTATAGATGCAAAAAGTGCAGCTAAAGAATTAGGTGTTAATATAAAAGATATTAAGGGTGTTTCTACTTTAGAAGAAATAAATAAAGATTTATCTAGAGAAATTAATATGTTAAAATTTCCACAAATAAGATAATATGAAAAGAAAACCAACTAAAATTATAGAACTAGTAATTTCTGATGAAAGCGAAGAATTAACAATAGATGCTATCAGTTTAGTTACAAGCCCTGCAATAGAACAAGATTTTGTATTCTTTGGTAAGGACAAGAACAATCTTACACTAGCTAAGATAGATGAGGAGAAAAGAATGCTAGTAAGTCCTGCATTAATACCTAACAAACAAATATTTAGATATGATCCTAATACTGACAGTAATTACTATGTATATTTTTCAAAAGAAACAGTAAGACAAGCTAGTGAGTTATATCTAAAGCATAATAATCATCATAAAGCTACATATCAACACGAAGATAGAGTATCAGGTGTATTAACTATAGAAAGTTGGATAAAAGAAGGCGACATGGATAAATCTAAGCTATATGGCTTTGACTTACCTGATGGTACATGGTTTGTTAAGATGAAGATAGAGAATGATGAGATGTGGAATAAGATAAAAGATGGAGAACTAAAAGGTCTAAGTATAGAGGGCTACTTTATTAATAAAATGGAAAAAATGGGTAAACAACAATTTTCAAACGAAGAAATAAGAGAAGCATTTGTTGAATTATTAAATGACAAAAAAATAAAATTAAAAAATTTAGATACTGTTGAAAAAGCAATAGCAGAAGCTAATAAAATAAAAAATGTCAAAGATATTGTTAGTAATATTGTAAAAACTAAAAAAACTTATGATACTTTAGGTAAAGAATATGATGCAATAGAAAAACAATTAAAAAAATTAAATGCTGAACAAGATAAATTATCAAAACCTTTAGGTAAAACAGAAAAAACATTTGATAAATTAAAAAATGATGCAAATATGACAAGAAATAAATTAATTGCTACTTATAGTAAAATAGAAAATGCAAGAAATTTATTTACACAAGGTTTAAAAAGATTAGGTGTAACTAAAATGCCACCTATAATAAAAGAAGCAACTGAAAAATTAAAAAAAATTGACAAAGACCTTGATAATTTAGAAAAAGGACTAAATATATATCTAAATTAAAAATCAAACAAATAATAATTAATTCTATTATATAAAAAAAAGACAAATGGATTTAAAACAACAAATATTAGTAGCACTTGGTCTTGACAAACAAGAAGAAGTGAGTTTAGAGTTTCAAGCGAAACTTGAAGATGGTACTATAATAGTTTCTACTGCTGATTCATTAGAAGCAGGAGTGGATGTATCAGTTCTTACAGAAGATGGAACAACTATGTTACTTCCTGTTGGAGAATACAAGACCGAAGATGGTCAAGGTTTTTCTGTTGAAGAAGAAGGTGTAGTTGCTGAAATCTACGAAGAAGAAGTAGTAGAAGAAGAAGCTACAAAAGAAACTGAAAAGGAAGAAATGAACGAAGAAATTACTGAAGAAGTTGAAGAAACAGAAGCAGTAGAATTTGATTCGGTTGCTTTTATGGATGAAGTTAAATCCGTAGTAACTGATTTAATAGGTAATGTTAATACAGAAATAGAAAACTTAAAAACTGAATTAGCAGAACTTAAGTCAGCAAATGAAGAATTATCTTCAGAAAAAGAAAAACTATCTGCACAAGTAGTAGAGTTATCAAATGAACCTGCTGCAAAACCTGTAGATATTAATAAATTTAGTGCATTAGGCAAAGAGCTTTCTAGTAAAGATATTGCTAAAATGTCTAAAAGAGAAAGAATATTATATAACATAACTAAATAAATAAAAAAATGGCTTTTACAGTAACATCAAATTACGCAGGTAAAGCATTCGGACAATATATTTCGGCTGCTTTAAAAGAGGCAAAATCTCTTGAAGGATTAACTATCCTAGAAAATGTAAAGTATAAAGAGAACATTAGAAAAATGGCAGGTTCAAGCTTAGTAGCAGATGCAACTTGTGATTTTACTGATGCAGGTACTTTAGCTTTAACAGAAAAAGTATTAGAACCAAAAAATCTACAAATCAATGTAGACCTATGTAAGAAAACTTTACTATCAGGGTGGGAAGCAGAAGAAATGAGAGCAGGGGCTTTCAATAGAACTGCACCAACTTTTGATCAGTATGTATTATCTTACTTTGGAGAAATTATTGCAGATGCAGTAGAAGGTTCTATTTGGCAAGGTGCTGCTGCTTCAGCAGGACAATTTGAAGGATTCCAAACTGCTACTACAGGTGCTTTCGCAGTAGATGGTACAGTTGTAGCTTCAAGTGCTACGGCTGCTTATACAGAAGCAAACATTATAGAGAACCTACAAACTTTAGTAGCTGACATTCCTTCTAATGTATATGGGAGAGATGATTTAAGTATCTACATGAATTGGAAAACTTACAGATTCTACATTTCTGCAATTTCTACATTAGGATACTTAAATGCTTACAACATGACAGGAGACTACAAGCCTGTATTTGAAGGTATCAATATCCAACCATGTCCAGGTATGGCAGATAACGTAATGGTAGCTGCTGAAAAATCTAACTTATTCTTTGGAACTGATTTATTATCAGATAACACTAATATTAAAATGTTAGATATGACTGATCTAGATGGTAGCGATAACTTACGTGTTGTGGCGAAGTTCTCAGGAGGTGTACAAGTTGGAGTTGGTTCTGATATTGTTAACCAATCATAATAACTGATTAAAAGGGAGTAGCTTCGGCTACTTCCTTAACTTTAAAAATAAATAATATGTCTTGTAATTTAACAAAAGGAAGAAATATAACTTGTAGAGATACAGTAGGTGGGATAAAGGCAATTTATTTCGCACAGTTTGATGAGGTTGCTTCTTATGTAACTGCATCAGGCGAATTGACTGACTTTGACTTAGGTGCTTCTGATGACATATATAAATACACTTTAAAGAGGGGTACTGCTTCTTGTACAGAAACTATTACAGGTTCTAGCGAGAATGGTACAGTATTTTATACTCCATCAGTTCAAATAATGTTACACAAATTAACAAAAGAAGATCAAAACCAAGTAAAACTATTAGCTTCTAATAGATTGGTTATTTTCTTAGAATTAAATGAAGTATTGACTGCTAACAATCACAATGTATTATTAGCTTTAGGATTAGAAAATGGTATGGAACTAAATTCAGGTACTAATGCAACAGGTGCTGCTTTTGGTGATATGAATGGTTACACTTGGACTTTTGATGGTATGGAAAGAGATCCAATGGTAACTGTAGCTGACTATACTACTACTCCATTAGATAATGCTGCTTTTACTTATCAGTCAATAGTAACTTCTTAATCATTGTTTTTCATATTTCTTAAAGGGCTACTTCGGTAGCTCTTTTTTTTATCAAACAAAAATGACTTTTTTCTATTATATAGTATGATACATATACAATATGGAAATTTAGGTAGGTTTTATGTAACAACAGAAGAGAAAAGAATAGATACAGGTGTACCAAGTTCTAAAATAAGATATTTGTTTAAATTTACCAATAATATGTCTAAGAGTGTTGTATATGGCTATGGACAAAACCAAACAGTAAATGATAGATATACATTAGTAGCAATAAATCACGGAACTAATGATATTTATACAGGAACAGTAGATTTTACTCCAAATGGTTATTGGACTTATGAGATATACGAGGTTAGTTGGCAAGATGTTGCTACTTTAGCATCAGGGTTTGCACCAGTAAACGAGAATGATGTACTAACACCACCAGCAGCAGATAAAGGTATAGTACAAGGGTTAGTAGAGAAAGGAAAATTATTAGTATCAGAAGCATCAGGAGAAGAAGAAGTACAATATACAGAGCATCCTGAACCAAGTGGTACAAATTACATATACGTTAGTTAATAATAAATAAAAAATTATGGTAATAGAAAATAATAACGAATTATTAAGAGAGCAGTTAGGAAAAGGTACTGTAGAAGTATTTACAACTACTGCACAAACAGGCAAAGATTATTATGCAGTTTATTTTGTTTTAGAAAGTGTAATATCTAGTATAACTGTAGCAGATTGTACAGGAGAGAGTAACCTAGTTACGACAATCCCAGCAGGTACAACTCTTTTTATGAACGTTACGGCTATAACTCTTACGAGTGGATTAGCTATTGGATATGTAGAATAATATGTTAGCATTAGCAAACAAATTAAGTTTAACAACTCAACCTGTTTATAGGTTTGTAAATAAGTATTCTATTGACTTTGATGGAGTAGATGATAGGATTATTACTGATGGTGCAGATACAGTACTACAACCTACTACTTATTCTTTTTGGTGTAAGTCAAGTACAACAACACAAAATAATGGTGTATTTGGACACGGAAGCGATAGAATAGGTGCTTTTCATTTCAATAGAAATGCAGATAGACCTCAATTATTTTTAGGTTCAAATTATTTAGTTATCTGGAATGATACATCTGCACAAGATGATGGAGAGTGGCATCATTGGGTTGTTTATTCAGACCCTAATGATTTAAATAATTGTAAATTATATGTAGATGGTGTATTACAATCACAAAGTTTTGTTGATTCATCAGGTAGTGCTAATGCTTATACTGAAAGTTTAACTATAGGTTCAGAAAGACAATCAGGTGGTAATAGTTTTGAAGGCAAGATAGATGAGTTTGCAGTTTACGATAGAGAACTCACACAAGCAGAGATTACTCGTATGTATAATAATGGTAATCCAATAAATCTTAATTTGAACGCATCAGATTATCAGTCAGCAAACCCATTAATCACTTCTACTAAGAGTATGGAGTTTGATGGTGTAGATGATTATATGGAAGTACAAGATGATTCTAGTTTACAATTAGAAGGAAGCGAAGCAAGTTGGACATTTTGGACAAGATTAGATAGCTTGTCAGGTGGCGACCAAAAGTTTATTGCAAAAGCAACTACTGTAGGGGGTGCAAATGCAGCATATCAAATAAGAACTAATAATGCAGATTTATTATTTCAATCTAATGATGGAGGTTGGTATGGTGTTACTGCTTCTTCTTTTTTTACAGATTTAAATTGGGTTAATGTAACAATAACTTTAGATTCTAGTAATTTAGCTAGTTTTTATAAAAATGGTGTTTTATTTTCATCAGGAAATTTAGGTATTGACATACCTGCAAATACAGGAGAAATGTTATTTGGTGCAAGAACACCATCTAGTCCTACTAATTTCTTAAATGGAGAAATGACTGAAGTAGGTATATACAATAGATGTCTTACTGCATTAGAAGTAGCATCACTATACAATCAGGGAGTGCCGACTGATTTATTAGTAAGTAGAGGAGATTATGTAGCTACAGGATTACAAGGATATTGGAAGATGGGGGATGGTACTAATGATGAGTACCCTGTTATCTACGACCAAACTAATCCTACACTAGGTTCTGAAGAAATTGTAAATGGAGATTTTTCATCTTCAGATATTTCAATGATAAGTGGTGCAGGAACTAGGTCTGTAGTAAATAATGAATTAAAAATTGAAGAAAATGGTGCAGGTTACAGTCAAGTTATATATAATGGAATATTAGATACATCAAAAATTTATAAAGCTACTTTTGATTTTACTATTGGTACAGGTTCTTATAATATTTATAATACTACACAAGGCAATCCTCAAATTACTTCAAGTGGTACATATACATTTTATTTAGAAAATACTGCTAGATTTTATGTAGGAAGTAATGGTGCAGGAGATGTATGGTATATGGATAATATATCTGTTAAAGAGGTTAATGGCAATCCTGCTTATATGACCAATATGGTAGAGGGTAATATTACTAACCAATATCCACTAACAAAGATTAGAAACTACTATAGAATGGGTGATGGTATATTAGATGGTTATCCTATCATACAAGACCAAACAAGTCCTAATCTTGCACATATACCTACTACTAATTTAGCAACGTATTCAGAAAATTTCACAACAATAGGTTGGACTAACGACAAAGTTATAGTAACAACAAATTCAGTAGTAAGTCCTGATGGAACACAAAATGCAAGTACAATAACACCTACTAATGTAAGTGGTGTTCACTTAATATCTACTACAGGAACTAATACAGTTGCTATGTCTGTATATGCTAAACAAAATGGTTACACTAGATTTAGATTTAATTCAGGTTCATCAAGTAATGGTTATGCTTCTTTCAATCTTTCAACAGGCGAAGTAGCAGCTACAGGTGGTACTTATTTATTTGATAGTGGGATAGAAGATGTTGGTAATGGTTGGTTTAGATGTTTTTTGGTTCTTAGAGGTGGTGTTGCTACTAATATGACAATAGCAATAGAAGATGCTTCAGGAAGTGTTAGTTTTACAGGAGATGGTACTTCAGGTATACACTTATGGGCTGCACAATCAGAAGAACAATTACAACCAACAACTTACATAAAGTCAGATGGTATAGCAGCAGTAAGAAAATCATCTACTACTAACTTAATACCTTATAGTGAAGATTTTAATAATGCAGCTTGGTTTAAATCATCAGCTATTAGCATTACATCTAATTATGCGACTGCACCTGATGGAACACAAACTGCTGATAGACTAGTTTCTACAGGTGGTTCATTTCCACAATTACACGAAACATTAACAGGATTAACTATAGGGCAAGTATATACTGTTAGTTTTTATGTCAAATCTGATGGTACAACACAAATACAACAATCTGCTCACATTACATCAAATGGCGATACTATTAATTTTACACCTACAAATGATTGGGTAAGAATACAATATACAAGGGTTGCTACTGCAACTTCGCATGTTTTTGTAACTTTTACTAATTCAGGTTCGGCAGCAGCTTCTTCTTATTTAATATGGGGTTACCAAGTAGAAGAACAAACACAAGCAGAAACGTATGCTAAAACAACAGGATTACCTGTAACAATAGATTTATTTACAGAAAATAACTATGGTACAATGACTAATATGTCTGCATCAGATATAGTAGAAGATACACCTTAAAAAATTAAAATTATGATATATACAACACCAAATACAAGTTTATTGACAGAAGTAGATGCAGAAGGAAACCCTGTATGTGATTTCTCACAAATAGTAGAAGATTCTCCTGCAACTGTAAGAAAGTCATTAGATGGTACATTATTTATTGCTAAATTTATGGGCGAAACTCCATCTTTTTTAGAAGGACTAACTCAA